AAGATGCGCAAGCCCGGCTCGAAGGGCGCGCCGACTGACAAGGCATTCCGTGAGTCGGCCAAAACGGCGAAGAAGAAATGACCACATCTGGATCCAGAGACTTCAACCTCGATGTCGGCGAGATTATCGAGGAGGCGTACGAGCGGTGCGGGCTAGAAGTCCGCACGGGCTATGACGCGCGCACGGCACGCCGGTCTCTGAACCTAATGTTCGCGGACTGGGCGAACCGTGGGCTTAACCTGTGGACGGTGACGCAGACGACGCAGGCTCTGACGCAAGGTACGGCGACCTACACACTAGCGGCGGATGTCGTGGACATCCTCGAAATGGTGCTGCGTAGGGATGGTACGGACTATGAGGTCGAACGGATCAGTCGTGGCGAGTACCTGACGTTCCCGAACAAGACGGCGCAGGGCAGGCCGAGCCAGTTCTACTTCGACCGTCAGATCCAGCCGGTGATCACGCTGTGGCAGCCGCCCGAGAACTCGACGGACATTTTGGTGTTCTACTATGTCCGTCGCATCCAAGATGCGGACACGCTGGTCAACACGACCGACATGCCGTTTCGGTTCTACCCCTGCATGGTTGCGGGGCTCGCGTACTATCTTGCGATGAAGCGCGCTCCGGAACGGCTGCAAATCCTGAAGGCGGTGTATGAGGAAGAGTTCATGCGCGCGGCGGAAGAGGACGAGGACCGAGTTCCGCTGAAACTTCAGCCGAGCGCTCAGTACCTGAGGGTGTAATGACCTACGCCACTGGACGACACGCATGGGGTGTATCTGACCGGTCTGGTTTCCGGTACCGCTTGCGTGAGATGAAGAAGGAGTGGACGGGTGCGCTGGTTGGGCCGGATGAGTTCGACCCGAAGCACCCGCAGCTGTTCCCTCCGAAGCCCGGCCCGGATCCTCAGGCGCTGCGGAACCCGCGCCCTGAGACTGATCTAGTCGAGCAGCGGAACGTGCAGTGGAGTTGGAACCCGGTTGGGGGCCCGCCTGAAAATGGGATCAACCCGCCTAACCGGCTGGTCGCATATGGGCAGGTTGGCTCGGTTACGGTGAGGACGACATGAGCTTTACCTACGCGCAGCTGAAGCAGGCCATTCAGGACTACACGCAGAACACGGAGACGACCTTCGTGAACAACCTGCCGCTGTTCATTCGGCTGGCGGAAGAGCGGATCCTGAAGAACGTTCAGCTGAACCTATTTCGCAAGAACGCGACAGCGAACGCGACGGCGTCGAACAAGTATCTGGCGTGCCCGCCTGATTTCCTTGCGCCGTTCTCGCTGTCCTACGAGGTCAGCGGATCGAAGACCTTCATCGAGTTCAAGGACGTCTCGTTCCTGCAGACCTACACGCCGGATGCAACGACCACGGGAACGCCCCGGTACTATGGGCAGTTTGACGTAGACAACTTCATTCTGGCTCCGACGCCCGCGTCGAACTACGTAATGGAGTTGCATTACTTCTACCGGCCTGCGAGCCTGACGGCGGGTGCCGAGAGCGGCACGACATGGCTGAGTACGAATGCTGAGTTGACAATGCTCTATGGCGCGCTGGTTGAAGCCTACATCTTCATGAAGGGCGAGCAGGACGTCATGACGATGTACAACCAGAAGTTCCAAGAATCGCTGGTCGGCATCAAGATGCTGGGTGAGGCGAAAGAGACGACAGAAGAATATCGGGTGGGCAAGGTAGTGAGGACGAAACAGTAATGCTTGGCGCATCGATGGAAGTGCCGCGCTATGCGCAGCTTGTGACGATCAATACGACTTCAGGGCGTGGGTTTACGCCGGAGGAATTGGCTGCCAAATGTGCGGACAAGATCGTCGCTGTTTCGGCGGATGCTCCTGCGCCCATTCGGGATCAGGCGCACGCTTTCAAGCAGCGTGTGGAGCAGGTGGTTCTGGCCTACCTGAAGCAGGCGGTTCACAGTGACCGGACAACTGTGTATAATGCGTTGAACGATGCAGGTCATCCGGGGCTTGCTGATCTGGTAAGGAGACTCTGAGATGGCGTTCTCGGGCAACTTCATGTGTACGTCCTTCAAGAAAGAGCTTCTTGAGGGGATCCACGATTTCCGCAACTCGGGCGGGGACGACTTCAAACTGGCGCTTTACGACAACAGCGCCTCGTTCACCGCTGCGACGACGGCCTATACCGCGACCAATGAGGTTGGCGCGTCTGGCTCGTATTCTGCGGGCGGTGGCTCGCTGACGCGGGTAGACCCGACTACGAGCGGGACGACGGCGTTCACCGACTTCGCGGACATCACCTTCACCTCGGCGACGATCACGGCCTACGGCGCGCTGATCTACAACGACACGGCGGCGGGTGATCCTTCGGTGATCGTGCTGGACTTCGGCGGTGCCAAGACCTCGACGGCGGGCGACTTCGAGATTGTCTTCCCTGCGGCGGCAGCTTCGACGGCCATTGTTCGGATTGCCTAAACCATGACAGACATCACCGTCCCCTTTACCGGCTGGGGCCGCGCGGGGTTCGGTGAACTAGCGTGGGGCGAGGGCAGTGTTGCGGTTGGCTTTGCCACGGGCGAAGTCGGCAGCGTTACGGTCAACGTCGGCACGGGCGTATCGGTCAATGTCACGGGCGTCGAGGCGACGGGTGAGGTTGGCACGGTCCTCGTTGTTGAGGACATCATCGTCAATGTCACTGGTGTCGAAGGCACGGGTGAGGTTGGCACTGTTACGGTCAACCTTGGAACGGGTGTATCCGTCAACGTCACAGGTGTGGCAGCGACGGGTGAGGTTGGCGATGTCGCCATTACGGGTGACGCAAGTGTCACCCTGACAGGCGTTGAGGGCACGGGTCAGGTCGGCACAGCAACTGCCCGCACGGTCACTCGTGTCAATGTCACGGGTGTTGCCGGAACTGGCGAGGTTGGCAGCGTAACTGTGGCGGCTGGAGCCCGAGTTTTCGTCACAGGCGTCAGCGCCACGGGCCAAGTAGGACAGGTCTTGGTGTGGGGAAGGATTGTTCCAGCGCCCGGAACAAGTTATACTCCCATCGTCCCAGCGTCTGGTACGATCTGGACCGAGATTGCGGCGTAAGGAAGCGAGATGGCGAGCACATACACGTCGAACGGTGGTATCGAGCTTATCGCGACCGGCGAGCAGTCCGGTACTTGGGGCACGACCACAAACACGAACCTGTCGATCATCGACCGGCTGACCAACGGCGTCGGTGCGATCTCGCTCACGGGCACGACGCACACGCTCACGACCACGGATGGCACGCTGTCGGATGGTCAGTACCGAGTGCTGGTGTTTGGCGGCACGCCGAGCGGTACGAACACGGTCACGATCTCGCCCAACGACGGGCAGCACCTGTACTTCGTGAAGAACGGTTCCGGTCAGAGCGTGGTTCTGTCTCAGGGCTCGGGATCCACGGTCACCGTTGCGGACGGCAAGAGCGCGATTGTCTACACTGACGGCGCTGGTGCGGGTGCTGCGGTTGTGGACCTGACGAGCACGTTCAACTTCCAGCCGCTGACGGCTACGCTGACGGCGATTGGCGCGCTTGCTGTCACGGACAGCAACATCATCGTCGGCAACGGCTCGACATGGGTAGCGGAGAGCGGTGCGACGGCGCGTACTTCGCTGGGGCTTGGCACTGGAGACAGCCCGACGTTCACGGGCGTCACTACTGGCCAGCTTGACATCACCGCGCAGGGCGACCTTCGCCTGCAAGACACGACCGGCGGTGAGTATGTCGCGCTTCAGGCTCCGGGCACTGTCTCTGCCAGCTACACGCTGACGCTGCCTGCTGCGGACGGGACAAGCGGGCAGGCTCTGGTTACAAACGGTTCTGGGACTTTGAGTTTTGCCGCCGCTGGCATCTCTACAGGTAAGGCCATCGCAATGGCCATCGTTTTCGGGTAAGGAGAAGCAGAGATGACAGCCCCGAATATCGTCAACGTCACCACGATCACCGGCAAAACGAACGTGGTCAGCCTTACGACTACCAACGCTACGCTTGTGGTTGAGAATACTGCTGGCAGTAACAAGGTTTTCAAGATCAACTCGCTGGTGGTCTCGAACGTCGATGGCACCAACGCCGCCGACATCACGGTTTCGCTCTACAGTGAGGACAACATCGGCGGGACGGCAACCGAGATCGTGAGTACGATCAGCGTCCCTGCTGATGCTTCGCTCGTGGTCATCGACAAGTCCACCTCGATCTACCTTGAGGAAGACAAGTCGATTGGCGCGACTGCGGGGACTGCGAATGACCTCAAGGTTGTGTGCAGCTACGAGGAAATCTCGTAAGGAGTTCCCGCCATGTCGAATCGTGTAGGCGGGTTCATCGGTCAAGATGGCCTGAACGCTCCTGATGAGCCTACTGCCGTCAGCGCCACTGCGGGTGATACGCAGGCAACTGTTAGTTTTACCGCGCCGTCTGATGTGGGCGGCTCTGCCATCACTGGCTACCGCGCACAATCTAACGATGGCATTGGTGCATCCGGCTCTGCTTCGCCTATCACGGTTACTGGTCTGACCAACGGCACCGCCTACACGTTCCGTGTCTGGGCGATCAATGCGTTTGGTTACTCTGCACCGAGTGATGCGAGTGGGAGTGTTAGTCCGCAGGCCCCCCGTGCTCTTGTAATGGGTGGCAGAGGAAGTGCCCCATACAATACAATTCAATATGTTGAGCTTGGAACGTCTGGAAACTTTTCGGACTTTGGGGATTTGACGGCAAGCGCAGAGCAAGCGGGCGGGTTGTCAAACGGAACTAGGGCTGTGGCTGTTCATTCCGAAAGTGGCAGCAACATTATGGACTACGTCACCATAGCAACCACAGGAAACGCTGTCGATTTTGGAGACCAAGTTACTAGATCAAACGGAATTGTCGGTGCTGCTTCCAACGACACCAGAGGTCTTTTCCATTCGGAACACGACCCTGCGGACATAGACTTGGTTCAGTACATCACGATAGCTACGACAGGAAATTCTGTTTCTTTTGGCAATTTGTCTCCGGGAACATCTGACACGGCAGGCGCGTGTTCTTCGCCTACTAGAGCGTTGTTCGCTGGCGGCAGGAACGGCCCCACCCTCTACGCTGATATTGATTATTTTACTATATCGACTACGGGCAACGGGACTAGTTTTGGTAATCTAACCGTCGCCCGTTATTTTTTGACTGGCCTGAGTTCTAATACAAGAGGATGTTTTGCTGGCGGTCAGGTCTCGAACAATGTCAATGTTATAGACTATGTAACCATTGCCTCTACGGGCAACGCTACGGATTTTGGTGACTTGACACAGTCAAAAATTACCATGGGCGGGACTTCAAATAAAATAATTGGAATCTTTTGCGGGGGGCAAGTCCCGGCAATAGACTTAAATGTGGTAGACAAAATTACCATTGCAAGCACTGGCAATGCCGCAGATTTTGGCGACCTTTTAGGAACTTTTGAGGGCGTGGGTGCGACCTCATCCGCCCACGGAGGACTCTCCTGATGCCGAACTATCAAGGTGTATGGTCTCTGTCGGAGCAGTATCAGAACGCGAGCGGGTGGCCTGTGCCGCCTGCGCCGGGGCAAGTCGCATATACAACGGCGGGCACTTATTCGTGGGTTGCGCCCGCTGGGGTTACGTCCGTAAGTGTTGTTTGTGTTGGCGGTGGGGGTAGAGCGCTGTCGGGTGCCGGAGGTGGAGGCGGTGAGCTTCGCTATAAGAATAACATCCCAATAACCCCCGGAGGTAGTTACACGGTAGTCGTAGGAGACCCTAGCGCGGCTGCTACTTCCGGAACATATGTTGCAGCATCTACGTTTAACTCCACTACAGTAGTTGCTAATGGGGGAAGGACGGCGGTTTCTGGCTCAGAAGCAGGCGTAGGAGGATCAGGCGGCACTGGTGATGGGGGCGGAAACGGCGGTTCTGGTGGTAATGCTTCTTCTAACTATGGTTCAGGCGGCGGCGCTGGTGGATATTCTGGAAATGGCGGTAACGGATCCGGGACCAACACTTCGACAGCGGGTTCAGGCGGCGGTGGTGGTGGTGGTTGGAACGCAGGTCCAAACTATCTTTACGCTGGAGGTGGCGGCGGTGTTGGGATACTAGGCCAAGGCTCTAATGGCGCGGCCAATGGCGGCGGGGGATCGGGCGGCTCCAACGGGACGTTCACTGACCCTAACGGCGGCACTTACGGTGGTGGTGGTGGCGTGGCAGACGGGACGTCGACTATAAACGCCTACGGCGCTGTAGGTGCTGTTCGCATTATATGGGGTGCGGGCCTTGTTACTCGCGAGTTTCCATCGACTAACACAGGAGACTTGTGATGGAGCTGTTTATTCGTGTCAAAAATGGTCAGGCTTTCGAACACCCAATTTTTGGCGACAATTTTCGTCAGGCGTTTCCTAACGTAAACACCGCAAACTTACCGCCAGAGTTTGCGCGGTTTGAACGTGTTGCAGCCCCTGCTATCGGGGTGTACGAAAAGTTGTCAGTCACATACGCAGATCGGGGCGATGGCGTTTACCATGATGCGTGGACTGTCCTTGACCTAACGCCAGAAGAAAAAGCCTCTAAGCAACAAGCTGTCAAAGACGATTGGGCCATTGGCGGGTATCCGTCGTGGTCTTTTGACGAAGCTACATGTAGTTTTACTCCGCCTGTTGAAATGCCATCGGACGGAAAGTTTTATCGTTGGGACGAACCTACAATATCTTGGGTTGAGGTGACATAATGTCCGACAAACGCTATCTCGGCAACATCATCACGCCGACGCCGACCGCTCCTGCTGGGGCGTTTCAAGATGATGCTGCACCGGGGGTGTGGTCGCTGCAAGAGGCGTACACCTACATCAAGGCGGGGGCATGGCCTACGGCGGGGAACCAACTGCTGCTGATCGAGGACGTATTCTCGACGTATCTCTACACGGGCACAAACACGACCAACCCTATTGCCAACGGGATTGACCTTGCTAACGAAGGTGGCATGGTTTGGTTAAAGTGGAGAGGTGGTTCAGGCGGAAGCGGTGTTTATGACACTGAGCGTGGTGTAAGAAAGTATTTAGAAACTTACAGCACAAGCGCACAAAGCACGGCTGGTGTTGGCGCAGGTTTGACGACATTTAATTCAGACGGATTTACTCTCGGCACAAGTTGGAACACTGAAAATTTTACTAATTATCCTTATGTCTCATGGACCTTCCGCAAGGCCCCACGCTTTTTTGATGTGGTGACGTATACGGGGGATGGGACAAATCCGCAAACGATTAATCACAATCTTGGTGTTGAGCCGGGGTGTATTATTATCAAAAGAACAGACGGAACTACTAACTGGCAAGTTTATCATAGAGGCTTAAATAGTGGCGTTAATCCTGAACAGTATGGTATTCAGCTAAATTTAACAAATGCGCAAGGTGGTGATTTTTGGAACGACACTGCACCTACGTCTACTGAGTTTACTGTCTCAGGAAGTGCGCAGGTAGGTGGTTCAGGCCTGTCCTACGTCGCCTACCTTTTCGCCCACGATCCGCTGGGGCCGTCTGGTGATGGCAGCGATGGACTGATTGCGTGTGGTGTTGCTTCCTATCCAGTAAGTGGTGATGTTGAAGTAGATTTAGGTTGGGAGCCTCAATGGGTTTTGCTTAAAGACCAAAACCACGCAGGGCAACCTTGGTGGATTATTGATACTACACGGGGTTGGGCTGCACAAAAAACGAGCGGCACCCTTTCTAGCACTACTGGCGGCAACTGGCAGGCTCTTTTTGCAGAAAGCAGTGGCGCAGAAGTTGCATATACGTATGGCGGGCTAACATCTACAGGCTTCAAGCTGCCAAGTAACAACAACTATGGCGACGGGAATACTAATTATATCTACATCGCTATCCGCCGTGGCCCGATGCGTGAGCCGACGAGCGGGACGGATGTGTTTTACCCACAATACTCGGCATCTGGCCTTGCAGAGGGAACTAAAATAACTACGGGATTTCCTGTTGACATGCAAATACAAGGCTGGACAGGTTCCGGCCCCGGGAAAAACTTTGTTGTAGATAGGCTTCGTGGGGTGCAAACGACAGCAACAAATGTGAATACTAAATGGCTTAAAACGCATGACACAGCTAGTGAGGACCAAGGCTTCTTCACGGAGCAGTGGGACAACACGGGTTACGGTGTTCCACAGGCTTGGGCTGCCGAGACTGGCCTTCGTTTCTGGAACTTCCGCCGCGCCCCCGGCTTCTTCGATGTGGTGGCGTATACTGGAGATGGGACATTTGATGGAAGTTATAATGTAAGTCACTCTCTGGGGGTTACGCCAGAAATGATCATTACAAAATCTAGAAGCAATTCTGACTATTGGAGTACCTACCATTCCGGCTTAACTTCGGATACTTATCAGGTTCAGCTCAACTTGACGCTAGCGCAAACAAACACTGGGCAATCTTGGGGTCCATCTCCTACTTCTTTCAAACCGCAGTATGCTGGAAATACAAACTATAGTGCAAACGTAAGTGGAAGAACCTACATCGCCTACCTCTTCGCTACACTCCCCGGCGTGAGCAAGGTCGGCAGCTACACAGGCAATGGCACCAGCCAAACGATTGACTGCGGGTTTACGTCAGGCGCTAGGTTCATCCTGATCAAGAGGGCCGACAGCACAGGCGACTGGTACGTCTGGGATAGCGCCCGTGGTATTGTTGCTGGTAACGATCCGCACTTGTCGCTGAACACTACGGCGGCTGAAGTCACGACCGACGATAGCGTGGACGCGGAAAGCTCGGGCTTTATCGTGAACCAAAATGCTGCTACGAATGTGAATGTCGCTACCGCCTCGTACATCTTCTTGGCGATCGCATAAGGAGAGCCTACATGGGTTTGATTCGTATCCGAGAAACCGGGCAGGTGGTCACAGAGATCAGCTTCCGGCAGATGCACAAAAAGACGCGGCCAGTGTTGGGTAGTCCGCTCACCCTAGAGCGGCTCAACGAACTCGGCGCGGATCCCGTGTTCGAGGGTCCAGCCGCAACGACCACGGGCCCCTATGAGTTCAGCTTCCGCTCTGGCGTTGAGCAGAACGACCACGGCCAGTGGTTCACTGTCTACTCTGTAGGCCCGGTGTTCAAAGAGTACACAGACGAAGACGGCGTTACCCACACAGTAGAGGCCCAAACAGCGGCCTACCACGCGGGCGTTGACGAACGCGCAGCCGTGGGTGTTCGCGAACAACGTAATCGTCTTCTCGCGGATACGGACTGGCTCGTCATCATGCACACCGAAAAAGGGACAAACATCCCCGGCGCGGTGGAGGTCTACCGTCAGGCCCTGCGGGACATTACCGCGCATGCCAACTTCCCGCACCTCGCAGAAGATGACTGGCCGACAAAGCCATAAGTTTCTATACTCCCAGCACACGCTTATATGGGAGTAAGCACATGACCGATCAGACAACTGCGCTCGTTGCGCAGAATATTGCCATTCAACTTCCTGACGTTAAGCCTGAGTACAAGTCCATGCTGACCAACATCGCGGAGAAGGCTCCTGCGGTGGCTCGGGCTACGTCCAACTTCCACAAGTCGCACAGCCAGTTCATGGGGGTCACTCTCGATGTGACGGCGATCACCCCTGTCCGCTCGATCAAGCACACGTTGGCCGAAATCGACCGCACCCGCTCTGCGCTGCAGGAGGCCTACATCAACATGCGCAAGAAGCAGGTTGAACTGAAGAAGAAGGAGCGCGAACTCGCTGCCTGTGAAGACGACCTCGACCGCGAGATGCTGGAGGTGGAGATCACGGAGATCGAGTCCCAGCTAGAGGGCACGAAGAACCACGTTCAGGGCGCGATCCGCAAGATGAACTTCTTCACGAACCAGTACGACAGCCTGATGGAAAAGCTAGGAAAGGACGTGCTGACGGAAGAGGACTACGAACTCGAAGAGGTCAAATATCACATCATGACGTGCATGAAGCAGGCGCTCAATGCCGCTCGCTCGCGCAACGGCATGATCGACGAAGGCAACCTGATCTACGTCTTCGACCTCGGTATCAACGCGGCACAAGCGCAGGCAGAAGTCTACGCCTATCTCTCGTGGGAGAACGAGATGATGGCGAAGGGCAAATCGCCTGAGCACGCCGATACTGTTCGGTGGCTCGAAGCCTGCGCTGAGAAGTGGGCGCGCTGCCCTGCCGAGTTCGCGAACAGCCGTGGTTTCAACATCCTAGACCGCTCGTCGCTTACCAACATCGCCCTTGAGGACAAGAGGGAGGATGTCTGATGTCCTTCCATCTGGCTGTTGGTACGCCCTGCTACGGCGGGATGATGACGACTGAGTATTGTCAGTCTCTACTGGCACTTAAAGACGGAATGCAGCCGCACGGGCACCGTGTGACTGCTATCTTTCTGGGCAACGAGTCGTTGATCCAGAGGGGGCGGAACACTATCGCGCACCACTTCTTGCAGACGGATGCCTCCCATCTTCTGTTCTGCGATGCCGATATAAAGTTCCGCCCTTCTGATGTCGCCAAGATGATTAAGGCCGACAAAGGCATCATCATTGGCCCCGTCCCCATGAAGGGGTTCAATTGGGAACGCATTCGTCGCGGCGCGCTGCGGATGCACCCAGATTTGCACAAGCTGTCTGGCGTCTTCGCGTTGAATGAACTTGACGGGCACAGAATGTCGCACCCGGACGAGCCGTTCCAGATCAAGCACGGCGGCACTGGGTTCATGCTGATCCGCAGGGATGTGTTCGAGACGATTGCGCCGCACGTCGGTTGGTACTCGAACGGCGGCTCGACCATTGGCAACCAACAGATCTACGACTTCTTCCAAGTCGGCAACGTAGACCACGAACTACTTTCCGAGGACTACTTTTTCTGCCATAAGTATAGGGAACTTGGCGGCACTGTGTGGGCAGCGCCGTGGTGTGAGCTGGGTCACTTTGGGGCACATTGCTTCAGCGGCCAGTATGCAGAAGGAGAGGGAAATGGCTTACCACTGCATGAAGTACAGGCTAACGGCAGAAGGTACGATTCCTGACTTCCTGTATCTTGGTGAGGATGGCGTTGGCGGCGTGTTTGTTGTCGCCGACCCCAACACCCCCAGCCCGCGCGACAATGTGATGATTGGTATCGCCAAGGACGGCGCGACCGGCGACTTTGACGTCGTCAACACCAAGGAGTGGCTCGTTACCTATCTCACTCAGGTTGGTGCTGACTGGACACAGCCGGATCCGAACGATCCCAACAACACCATCCCGTTCGATCCGAACGCCGCCGCAGATTGGGTATGGGGTAGGCTGGACGCGCTCAACGCCGCATAGGTCCACAATGCCCCTGTCAAAGATCCAACTAAAGCCGGGCATCAACCGCGAGGTGACGTCGTACACCAACGAGGGTGGGTGGTATGACGGCAACAAGATCCGCTTTCGGTTTGGGTTTCCGGAGAAAATCGGGGGCTGGGTCCGGAAGTCTTCGAAGTCGTTCCTCGGCATATGCCGCGCGTTGCACCCGTGGGTGACGCTGTCAAACGAGCAGTACATCGGCGTCGGCACGAGCCTGAAGTACTATATCGAGCGCGGCGGCGGGTATAACGACATCACCCCTATTCGCGCCACAACTGCTGCGGGCGACGTCACCTTCGCCGCGACTGACGGATCCTCGACGCTGACCGTGACCGACACTGCCCATGGCGCGGTGGCTGGGGACTTTGTGACGTTCAGCGGCGCTGTCAGTCTCGGCGGTCAGATCACGGCGGCTATACTCAATCAGGAATACGAGATCGACAGCATTGTCGATGACGATACCTACACGATCACCGCTCGTGCGGTGGCCACGGTCCAAGACATCACCATCGACGGCCAGTATACGCCGACGCCTGTACTGGCCGATTCCTCGGACAGCGGGAATGGCGGCGCTGCGGTCGTCGGTGCGTATCAGATCAACGTCGGTCTCGACACGGCGGTTGCTGGCGCAGGATGGGGCGTCGGCACATGGAGCCGAGGTGCGTGGGGCTCGGCATCGAACCAACCCATCGTGACCAACCAGCTTCGGCTGTGGTCGCACGACAACTTCGGCGAAGACCTGTTGATGAACGTACGCGATGGCGGTCTCTACTACTGGGACGCATCGGGGGGCCTCACGTCTCGAGCCGTGAACCTTTCTTCTCTGGCAGGGGCGAACACCACGCCGACCGTGGCCAAGCAGGTGCTGGTGTCGGACAGGGATCGGCATGTCCTTGCGTTCGGCTGTGACCCACAGGCTACACCCGGTACGCAGGATCCGCTGACCATCCGGTTCTCAAGCCAAGAAAGCCTGACAGATTGGGCGGCGACCGCGACCAATTCTGCGGGAGAGTTGCGCCTTGGATCTGGGTCCGAGATCATACGGGCCGTCGAAACGCGCCAGCAGATCCTCGTGCTCACGGACACGACGCTCTACGCGATGCAGTACCTTGGACCTCCGTTCACTTTCGGAGTGGGATCGATCTCCGAGAACATCTCCATCCTGAGCCCGAACTCGGTTGTAGCCGTGGACGACAACGTCTTCTGGATGGGTAACAGCGAGTTCTACGTCTATTCCGGTCGCGTGGAGAACCTGCCCTGCTCGGTGCGAGACTACGTCTTCGACGACTTCAACCAAGATCAGGCGCTCAAGGTCACCGCTGCGCTGAACTCGGCCAACACTGAGGTG